AAATTAGTACAGTTGTTAAAAAACACAATCCTTGGTTCTTCGGTAAACTCGTCAACCTGTAAACGTCTGTGTATTTCGTTTTTACCTGCTACCCTAGAGCCTTTTGATCTATCAGATGGACGCCATCTACATCCACGATGTATCATTTGTTCTGCTAGGCTAGGACCAGTATCACCACGTTTGTGCCACAAACTAGAGTCAAGAACTCCATACTTAATGTTACCATCTTCAGCTTCTAAGTCAAGTACCATATCAGCTAAATCTGTAGCTAAAACTTTACTGACGTATAATTCTCTATATACGATAAGTTGCTCATTAGGCGATATGGCAAACCAAAGCACACCACTGTAAGAACCGTAACCGTAATCGCAAGCTCTAAATTTAACCCAGTTGTTAGGTATGTCAAAAGGTTCGATAACATGTAAATTTCTATCAAATTCTGTGAAGGCTGCACCTTCTTTAATATCCCAATCACCCTCTAGTAACTGCCTACGTTGTTGCTCTGGCAGTGACAGAAGCATTGCTTCATAGTCACCTTGTTCAGCTAGGTAAGGATTGTCGGTAAGACGGGCAGGTATAAACCTACGTTTGAATAGAGGCTTGCCAGCTTTTGCGTGTCCTGCAGGATAACGTAAGACTTCACTTGTTTCAATATCCGTTGCATCAAAAGCCTTTCCATGTGGGGCAGGATCAATAAACATTTTTTTGACCCAATGATGACCTCTACCTCCTGGGTTGGTAGTAGCCCTCATATATACAGGTAGATCAGGTGCAGTAGACCGTAAACGAGATCGCATATAATTCCATGCGAATGGGGTGGGCCACTGAGTCAGTTCGTCGAAACCTATCCAACTAAATGCTAAACCTTGGTATCTTAGTACGTCATCTTCTCTGTCTAGGTAAGACATCCACAGTCTAGCACCAGAGGGTGCAGTCCACTGCATCTTTCGTTCTGACCACTTAATACCTTTCCAAATCTTAGGGTACATTTCTTGTGATTTAAATATAAGTTCCCTAAGTTCTTCTGTAGTATGACGCAGTAACAATCCTGAAAAAGCTGGATGACCCATAAACCGTAAAGGATCTGCTAACATTGCATAAGACTTACCACCACCTGCAGAACCACCATACAACACTTCACGTTCACCTGCTGCAAGAAAATCTGTCTGGGGGCCAGCATTAGGTTTAAATATTACGTTGTGTTGTTCTTCTAAAGGAACCTCTGTAACAACAGGTTTAGGCTGCTGTACTGCTTTCGTTGTTGTCTTTCTTGCTGTTGAGCCTTTTCGTTTCGAGGGCTTCTGCCTTGGCGATTGCCTTTTTCGCATAGTCTGCCCATCTGCGTAGGCTTCTAGCTTGGTTGTACCGTCTTCTTTCATTATCTAACCGTTTCTTTAATCCTACGTGCGATATATATCTACCTGTGTTTCTGGATAACCAGTTAGCAACCTCACGATATGAGTATTGCTTTAGATACTTCTTAGCCTGTTGTAGCTTGTCTAGCTCGTCGGGTATTGGTACTAAGACTTCACTATCATCAGGATGTAGTTCGTAGCCAAAAGGGACAGTTCGTGCAATTCGTGGAATTTCTATCCACTCATTATCTTCTTGTAAGTCGGTTGGTTGGGGTAACTTCCAAACGCCAGTTTTAATCAATCTTCTTCTACCTGTTTAGGTGGCATAAGCATTACACCACCTTTTGCTTCTACTTGCATTTTCTCTGTTTTTACTAGACCAGTACGATCTAATAATTCTTTTGCTGCTTGCATCTTATCACGTATGCCTAATTCTGTTGGGTCCATTAGAGCACCTACCATTGCGACTGCAGCACGAGGTGCATTACGTGACATATATAGCTGCGTAGCATCTAATATCTCTTCTTTCAAACTATTTACTACTTGAGTTGTGGATGTACTATCAGAATAACCAGCAAGTTTTTTAGCCGCAGCTACATTACCTGCTGCCTCATCAAACAAGACATTTAAAAACTTTTGTTGTTGTTCTGTTAATTGTCTACTCATATTACATCATCTCGAAATGTGGGGCATCAATAAAGGGTCTACGTCCTTGGGATCTACGTAGGTCTACATATGCATTCATGGCATCCTCTGCTGTACCTTGATACATACGAATGTCTCCCTCAGACCAAGCTGCACCCCATTTAATTGCAACACTGTTACGTCTAGCAGCTTCTGCCATTGCATCACAAATGTCATCATAAACATTTAGTTCCCAAGAAATGTCAGAACCAAAATAGGCAACAAGGTCTACGGCTCTACCTTCAAGGTGTTTACTTTTCATAGTTTGTGATCTGCCAGATTCATAGAGTTTCTTTTGTTCTTCTAGTGTACGTAACCCATATGTCACACCAAAGTCTACTTTAGTTAGATTAATAGCTTCCATGACTACGGCTACTAAATCTTTTTCTACACCCTCTAGTTTACGAATACTTCTTGCACTTAGTTTAAATGCCATTACTTTCTCCCAAAAAACCTAGTAGCTGATCTTACACCAAAGCTGGCAGCTACAATAACTCCAAGTGTGTACTGATACCACTCTGGCATAGACTCAAGTGCTACAAATCCATTTGCTACTATCTCCCTACCCCAATCTCCTGTGAACACAAGTATAAGGGGTATGCTAAAGAGTATAGTCAACCACTCGTCTTTCCAACTAGACTGAGAGCCTTGTGCCATAATCTTTTCCCAATCTGCTTCACTTGTAGCACGACTGAGCATAATCTGTGCTTCAGCTTCAGCTTTGGCAACCTTTGCTTTAGTTTCTGCAGCTTTTGTTTCAACTTTTCCATTTAACCATGTTCCTGCTAATTCAGCTATTGGTCCTATTAATGCTTGGATCATAAAGCTATTCCTTTTGATTCTTTGGCAAAAGACATCTCTACACATTTAGTAACTACAAAAGATTCTGGAGTGGGTTTAGCGGCCTCTAAGTTTTGTACTAGTACAGCTTCTGCAACTTCACACATTTCTAAATTTGCATAGAGCATTTGATCTGAAGCTATTTGATGTGCTCCATTTACAAACATTATTATAGCAATAATATACATTATTTCATACCACGGTCTGTCTTGGCTTCTTTGTTCATCCAAATACCAAAACAACCTGTCAATGCACCCATACAAACAGATACCAATCCAGCCTGTCCATTTGTAGGATCAGGTAGAGACATATACCAGTGTACAGACTGATATGTTAAGATAGTTACTACAAGCATCATAAGTCGTGGGAATACTTTATAGTCATCAATAATTGTACTTGCCATATTGCTTTCCTTTCTACCACACTACAAAGTCTACATTACGTCCCTGTCTAGGATACATTTTATTTGCATTGTGTGGGTGATACGCATACACATCCTCATACCTATACTTATCTGCTTTTTGTTCCATTGCTGTTTTTGAAGTTTCAACAATCTCGTGTTTTGTTGTAGGCTCTACTGACTTTACTTTATCAAAAGGCAGTTGGGCTAAAGGTAAATAATCTAGTAAACCTGTGCTTACGTACATGGTTTAAGTCCTTCTAAATCTAGCGGTTTTCTTTGCAATCTTTTTAGGTTGAGCCACAAACTGCTTACCTGCCTTCGTGCCTTTTCGTTTGGCTCTTGAAGTTGCTGCATACTCAGAAGGGCTGAGAGACTTAATAGCAGCAGTAGGGAGATAACGTTCTCCCGTTTTAGCACTAGGCTTGCCACTCTTGGTTCTCCACTTTTGTTTAGTCCAATCCTTTAGGCTTTTTTGTGATTTGGCAAGGGCCATTATCTATAGCCCCCACCCTTTGCCTTATATTGCTTCGCAAGCATCTGAGCTTTACGTGCTGACCACTGACCAGCCCTGCCACCTTTAGTACCTGCTTTAATACGGTTAAACAAGTTTTTACGCATGGTAGGTTTAGTATAATTACCCGCCTTGTTGACCGTAGATTTTCGAGTAGATTTCACCACGACTTATTCCTATATCTTTAAGAGTTTTATCTGACATATTCTGTAGCTGCCAGTATGCTACTCTTTTTTCATTTGATTCTTTTATAAAATTGTATATACGTGTTAGCATTTTTATCTCCTTTATTGTTAGCCCTAACAAGGCTTTCGGAGATAGTTATACCATACTTTCTATACAGTTAGAATTGCTATTTCGTCATGTCCGTCTTGCAGGAGTGTAATACAAACGTGCAGATAGTGTTGCATCAAAAGCTGTACCACTCGTATGTTTAAACACAAGAATCTTATCACCTTCGTGTAAAAACAAAGGACCACTACTAATAAAATGTGTGTGGCTATGACCAGCTATAGCTTCTTCTCCTACAAAAAAATGATATGTTGCATCGTCTGCATGATATACTTGCAAGCCAATATTAGATACACTATTACTTTCATTAGCTACCATAAGCAAAACTATTTCAGCTTCATGGCTTGCAGGACACGTAAACAAAGTTGTGGCATTATTAGGATTACTAGAAGTACTGGCAGATGTACCTGTAACATCTGCAAACTTAGATTCTGTCCTAAAATTAATGCCAGCCATTTATTTTTTCTTTTTAAGGTTATCAACAATTTTTACAGGGTTAACGTAGCCACCCTTTTTCATTTTAGCCATGCCACTTGTCATGCCTCTGGCTGACATCATACCTTGAGGAGATCTCATTGCGGAGGGTCTGTATCTGCTTTGCTCACCTTCTTCAGGTGTGGCTGCACCACCCAATACAAACTTCTTACGTTTTGTCATTTCTTTTTCTTCGCCATGCCACCACGCATCATTTTCTTTTTAGCCATTCCACCACCACGCATCATAGGTTTCTTAGCCATACCGCCGCCACGCATCGGTGTCTTCTTTTTCATTGCTCTGGGTTTCATCGCCATTAGATTGTCTCCTTGTTCTGCGATCTAGTACAAGTGCTTTGTACTCTTCTTCAGGATATACTGTATAATACCCTAGCTTTTCTAATTGTAAACTTGCATCATCTACTTGACTCAAGGATTGAATAAATAACATAGCATATTCTTGATCTATGCTAGATTCCCAATCATGTTCATACAAAAAGTCTAGCTCTGCATCTTCTGCACCATAGTCAGGATGAAACCCCATTATGTGCAAATCATTCTTTGTATATTTATCATTAAGGTATTCGACATACATGTTAAACATTTCTATGTCAGGATAGTTATAGGATGCAACTACAACCAATTCATATCTGTGATTATGAAATACTTTAGTTTCTTTTTCTGTAGTATACACTAAACCAGTAGTTTCTACAACATTTACTTTGCGTTGTTTCCATGCTTTTTTAGCAAATGGGCAAGCAGGTAAGCCGCCCAATGCTTCATTTGGAACTTCTAATACTTTACGTGACCAATTACGTAGGTCTTTTTCTATGCTCACTTGTAGAACATGCCACCTTTACGCATGTCTGTGTGACCTGACTTAACTACACCACCACGTTTCATGTAGCCCATTTTATTACGGACAGACTCTGGTAGTTTTTTTAAACCAGTTTGACTTGGTTTAGGTTTTGCAAGACCACCACGTTTAAATGGAGACTTAGGAGTATAGCCTTTAAACTCACCACGATCTCGTGCAGCTTGTGCAGACTTACGTCCAGCTTTATCTTTTTCGGCAGCTTGCATCTTTTCAAAAGATTTACGTTGAGCATCAAGCATCTTCTGCATAGACTTTTTAACTAAACCATCATCCATAGCATCAATACGTCTTTGCATTGAATCTAATTCACGAGCAGTCTTAGCTTGCTGAATATCTGTTTTGCTGACAGTCATCTTCTTAGCAATGCTGCCTTTCTTCTCAACTGTCTTAGCAGCTTCTTTTGCTTTACGTGCTGCCCTAGCTGCTTTTTGGGCTTTAGAAAGTATTCCCATTGGTTTATCCTCTTACCATTTAACTTTGTGTGACCAATACTTGGCACTCAACTTAGTTGTTGGCTTGCCTTGTGCATTGTGTCTTGCATAATAGCTACGTTTACGAGCTTTGTCTTTAGCTGTTGTGGGAGACTTACCTGCACCCTTAACACCCTGTTGTCCAAATCTTACAACTTTATACTTACCACCTTCCGATGCCATTACTACGTGAGATTTAGTTTTGTGACTAGGGGTACGTTTAGGTTTATTGACTCCACTTAAACCCAACTCTTTCATTTTATTTTTTACACGATCAGGTACTGCCATCAGTCCATCCTTCTGCCCTCATAGCATCTTCAACTTCTTTTAAAGTAAAAGGTTTACCGTAATGATTCTGTACAGCCTCTCGCACGTAGAATACATCACTATGGGGGATATGCAAATTTTCAATGTTCTCGTCTAATACGTGACGATAAAACTCTTCAAGAACATTGTCTGTGTATAGTTTTACTGATTTTTTAGCCATTGTCAATACTTAATTACAAAATAGTACAAATTAATTACACTTAGGTATAGTTTAAGTGTAATCACTGTACGTGATTTAGTTAATGTATTTATTAAAGGTAGTATATGTTACATTCTAAGTGATTCATTGTACGTGTAACAGTTAAAGTGAGCCTACCAAAAACTCTCTTAATATAGTTTTACACATTCTGCAATACGTGTCAACCCCTAAACTTTACATATGCTTCATTTTAGGGAAATTGTTCTTCGTAACACTGTTTTCTGAGAACACTATTCTGTGTAAACCACTATATATGTAATGTGGTTAACACTTCATTTTTCCTGATCTGTGTATTTCTGTGTATACATATACGCACACCCCCCGTGTGGCCCCTGCCCACCCGTGCATCATGACGCATGTAGCACACATGTGACACATATGCAGCGCATGTGAACAGGCATAATGCACACACATCCACATGACACAAGAAAACTGCTTCACTTTCAGTGACTTACAGACAAAGGGAAACTGTTATGCAATCAGTTGCCATGCTTTAGCATGAAAAAA